TATAATAAGCTATCAATAACAGATGAACAAACAAATGTAACTACTGAAATACCAATTATAAGTAGTTATGAAGGTGGTTACTATCATACAATAACTGCTGAATTTGAATTAATTGAAGGTCACTTTTATATGATACGAGTTTATAAAGATAGTATTACACAAACTAGATTTCTAGGTAAAGCATTTTGCACAGATCAATCATTACCTTACTCAATTAATGACGGAGTATATAATCAAAAAACAACAGATAACGATTTCATAATTTATGAATAAAATAATAGAATTAAGTCAGTATACAACGCCTGTAATAACTGAACAACGAAATGAAGGTTGGGTAGATTTTGGGTTGAAAAATGATTATTATCAATTTTTGATTGATAGGTTTCAAAATTCAGCTACCAATAATGCAGTAATTAATAACATTTGTAAGTTAATCTATGGTCGTGGAATTACGGCATTAGATGCAAATAAGAAACCAACGGATTACGCTAACTTTTTGAGTTTATGTAGTTCTGATGATATTAAACGTATTATTTCAGACGTTAAAATGTTAGGTCAATCTTCAATTCAAGTTCATTATAATAAGAAAAGAGAAGTTATTAAGTTCTTACATTTGCCTGTAAACTTAATACGTTCAGAAAAGTGCAATGAGGACGGTGAAATTTTAGGTTATTACTATTCTGATAATTGGCAAAAAACAAGAGAGTATAAACCACTTAGATATGATGCCTTTGGAACGTCTAATAGTGAGATTGAAATTCTAATGATACAACCGTATTCAGCAGGAATGAAGTATTATTCTTATGTTGACTATCAAGGTGCTTTAGACTATTGCGTTTTAGAGGAAAAAGTTAGTGAATACCTTATAAATGAGGTTAGTAACTCGTTTGCGCCGACCTCTATAATTAATTTTAATAATGGGCAAAGTACCCCCGAGCAGAAAAAACAAATATCTGAAGATGTTATAAATAAATTAACAGGATCAACAGGTAAAAAAGTTATTATTTCTTTTAATGATAATGTAGAAGCTAAAACAACAATAGATAGTATTCAACTTCAAAAGGCTGCGGATCAATATCAATACTTAAGTGAAGAAAGTAGAAATAAAATATTAGTAGGTCATAACGTAACAAGTCCTTTATTATTTGGCATAGCTACAAGCAACGGTTTTTCTAGTAATGCAGATGAATTAAAGAACTCAGCTATATTATTTGATAATATGGTTATTAGACCATTTCAAGAGGTTATAATTGAAGCATTTGATAAGATATTAGCGGTAAATAACATTAGTTTAAACCTTGAATTTTTACCATTACAGCCTTTAGATAGTTCGGGTGAACTCGCAAGCGGTGGATCTAAACGTATAATTGATGGTATTAATTCATTAAGTCCTTTAGTAGCGAATAAAGTGCTTGAAAGTATGACTGCAAATGAAATACGTGGGTTAGTTGGTTTGCAAGCTGAACAAGGTGGAAGCGATTTGCAACCACCAACAACTACGACACTATCAGAAATATTTGATTTTGAAAGTATAGGAGAAGAAATAAACGATGATTGGTTACTAGTAGATAGCAGAAAAGTTGATTATGATTTGGAGGATGAGCTAGATGAAGAACTTGAAAATTTAAAACCTAAAAAATCATTTTTAGCTAAGTTAGTTAGCACAGGAACAGCACGAGGTAATGCAAAAAGCGAACAAGATGGAAACATTTTTAAAACTCGTTATAGATATGCAGGAGATAAACCTGGAGAGCGTGATTTTTGTGTTAAAATGTCGCAACAAAACAAAGTATATCGTAAAGAAGATATAATTAATATGGAAAACCAAGTTGTAAACGCAGGTTGGGGCCCAAAAGGTACTGATACCTATTCAATTTGGTTATATAAAGGCGGAGGTAACTGCCACCATTACTGGGTTCGTGAAACTTATTTGAAAAAATCAGACGTAAATAGTCCATTAGCTAAAAAATATACTGCTGCTGAAAGTCGTAAAATGGGCGAAATTGCACCAACAAATGATAAAAGAGTTTATCAAAAACCAATAGACATGCCAAATCGTGGCTTTTTACCAAAAAATTAAACAAAATGGCTAAAGTACTTTTAATTTCAAACAAAGATTTGGTAAAGTTTACAGCTTTAAATGGTTCAGTCGATCCTGATAAGATGATGCACTTCATATCAATTTCACAGGACATTTACATTCAGCAATATTTGGGTAGTAATCTATTAACAAAGTTACTTACAGACTATCAAAATAACACGTTGACAAACGATTATATAAACTTAATTGAGATATATGTAAAACCTATGTTAATTCACTTTACAGCGGTTGAAATGTACCCTTTTATAGCCTATTCAATTAGTTCAAAAGGTGTGTACAAACATAGTGCTGAAAATAGTGAGGTAGTTAGTAAAAATGAAGTAGATTATTTAGTTGAAAAGGAACGAGTAATAGCAGAAAACTACGCTCAAAGGTTTTTAAAATATATGCAATTTAATTATCCTTTGTTTCCCGAATATCTACTTTCAATTGATGAAGAAGTTCACCCAAAATTTAAGACTGATTTAACAAGTTGGTACCTAGATTAAATACAAATAATAAATAAATACGTTAAAGAATAATGGCTTTAGAAAAAAGAATATCGGAACTTACAGCGAAAACAGGTGCAATTGAGGATACCGATTTAATGGTTATTTCTGATTACAACGGCGCTACATATGACACTAAAAAAGTTACAGGAGCGCAAATTAAACCATTTAAAACTTATTTAGTTTCAATTTCGCAAAGTGGTACAAGTGCGCCAACAGTTAATTATGAGTATTCAGAACTAACAAGTACGGTTACATTAGGTAGAAGAGGAGTTGGATTATATTCTTTAACCTTAAATGCATCAGAGTTTACATTAAATAAAACATTTGTACAAATAAGCAGTGGAGAGGGTGGTTTGGGAGTGATTTTAGAAGTTTATAGAAATTCGGGTACACAGGTTTATATAGGTTCAAGTGATTCATTAACTCAAGCGTATACGGATAGTTTACTAAATGATTGTCAAATCGAAATAAAAATAATTAAATAATGGCAGTAGTTAAAAAAATAAGTGAGTTAACTCCCAAAGGTTCGGCTTTATCAAATACAGATTTATTGGTAGTTGGTGTTGACAATGGAACGGATTACGATTTAAAGAGCGTTACAGGCGCGCAAATATTGGGCAATGTAATAAGTCAAACTATTACTGATGGAGATACAACACATTCACCTAGTTCAAATGTTGTTTATGATTCTTTAGCTTTAAAAGTTGATAAAGTTACAGGCTCTAGATTAATAACAAGTTCAGAATCTACTTTATTAGGTAATACAAGTGGCACAAATACAGGCGATGAAACTGCAAATACAATTAAAAGTAAGTTAGGAATAACTACTTTGTCAGGTAGTAACACAGGCGATCAAGACTTGCAAAGTGTTACAGACATTGATAATACTACATCTAATAATATCTCGATTGAAGATGATTTATGGCGAACTCTTCTATCTCCAAATTCTATACAAATATCACCTCTTGATTTAAGTACATATAGTGTACTTGATGCAGATGGTAAACTTCAACTAAAAAGCAATGCAACCGCAGCTGGTGCTATAAAAGCTAGTAACTTAACTGCTAATGTTACTTTAGAAATACCAAATAAAACAGTAGGTACTTATACAATTGCAACTACAACGGATTTAACAGTCAAAGTTGATTCAAACACAGCAATTACAGGAGATACAAAAACAAAGATTACCTACGATAGTAAAGGACTTGTAACTACTGGAACTGATGCCACAACAGCGGATATAGCAGATAGTTTAAATAAACGTTATGTAACTGATGCAAATTTAACGACTATAGGAAATACTTCAGGAACAAATACAGGCGACCAAATTATATCAGATGCAACGATTACAACAACCGATATAACAACCAACAATTTCTCAACAACAAAACATGGTTTCGTTCCAAAAGGGACAAACGTAGGAAACTATTTAAAAGACGATGGTACGTGGTCGACAATTTCGGCTGGCGGGTTAACTTTTTTCACAGAAGCACAATCAACTGCTTCGCCTAATGCTACGGTAAACGTAGATAGCTTAAAAGCTATTGCAAGCACAACAAATGCCGACATTTCAATTGTTCCAAAAGGTACAGGAGCTTTTACTTTGGCAATTCCAAATAGTTTAGCTAGTGGCGGTAATAAGAGAGGCGCAAATGCAATTGACTTGCAAACATATAGGACAAATGCAATAAATGTAGCTAGTGGTATTGCTGCGTTTGCTTCAGGTGCTGATAATAATGCCAATGGAATAACTTCGGTGGCATTAGGTAATAGCAATACCGCGAGTGGAACAGGTTCAGTTAGTATTGGTTATGGAAATAGTTCATCCAATGATGCATCTTTTTCCGCTGGAATAAATAACAATTCAAATGGCTTTAGATCTACAACTTTAGGTGCGTTTAACAATTCAAGTAGCGATTATGCAGTTAGCATTGGTGCAAGTAACACAGCAAGCGGTGGTTATTCGGTAGCATTAGGTAGAAGCAAT